GAACAATCCCTTGGATCAAGTGGGCATCCGAGTGGCAGGAGAATCAGATTAATTTTGCAAAAGAAGGTGGATTCTAATGGCAGAAGAGATGGAGGAGATGGTTCCATTAGCCGGAACCCAGAAAGAAGAGATACCAGATCCACCTGAACGCAGGAAGGCATTAGTTTCTGAAGTCCAGGCACGGGTACGGGGAGCAAAGGCATTTCATGAGAAGTCGTTTCTGAAGATGAAACGTGACATGGAGTCGGCATACAAAGGATTTTCTGATAAGGATTGGGATGAAACGAAGTATGTGGCAAACATTCTCCAGCGTCACATTGCACAACGTACAGCAGCATTATATGCCAAGAATCCCAAACCAATGGCAACCAGGAGGCACCGTCTGGATTACTCGATCTGGGATGGAGATGAGAAGACGTTGAGTAATGCAATGGCAGTAATTGAAGAAGCATCATCCGTTGGAGCAATGCCACCAATGGAAGCATTGCAGTTGGTCCAGGATGTGGAGGTGGTGAAGCAGCAGCGCAAGATGATTGATAGGGTAGGAAAGACAATGGAGTTTCTTTTCGACTATTTCATGGATGAGCAGCAGCCGAGTTTCAAGGCATCAATGAAGGCATTGGTCCGGAGGGTGATCACAACAGGCTGCGGGTATGTAAAGGTAGGATTTCAACGTGAGATGGAGCGTTCGCCAGAGGTTGCAGCAAGAATTGCAGATGTACAGGCACAGATGGATCACATTCATCGTCTGATGGATGATGCAGCCCAGGGAGAGATCAGTCCTGATGATGCCCAGATGGAGGAGTTGAGGTTATCAATGCAGTCTTTGATGGAAGAACCAATGGTTTTGATCCGTGAAGGCTTGTTATTCGACTTCCCAGAAGCAGATTCAGTCATTGTAGATCCGAAATGCCGTCAATTGAGAGGATTTGTTGGTGCAAACTGGATTGCACATGAGATGTATCTGACTCCAGATGAAGTTGAAGAGATCTTTGGAGTAGACATCAAGCAGGATTTTTTGAGTTATGACTTGGATGGTCGCAGATCAGATCGTAAGGATCTGTTCCGCCAGGGTTATCAGTATGATGGTCAGACACCAACCGACATGCAGAATGGAATGGCATGTGTCTGGGAGGTGTATGACCGCAAAGCAGGGTTGATGTATTGTGTTGCAGATGGTCACAAGGATTTCCTGTATGAGCCGAAAGCACCACCATGCAAGGTGGAGGGATTCTGGCCTATCTTTGCATTGGTATTCAATGAGATGGAGCATAAGGATCAGTTGTACCCACCGTCTGACACGCAGCTGCTCCTGCCGATGCAGCATGAGTATAACCGCGCCCGTCAGGGGCTTCGTGAGCATCGGAGGGCAAACAGGCCAAAGTATGGAGTTCCAGCAGGAATGTTGGAGCAGGAAGACAAGATAAAGCTCCAGAACCATCCTGCTCATGCAGTCATTGAACTACAGGCATTGGCAGCAGGACAGAAGATCAATGATGTAGTACAACCGATGCAGCAGATCGGGATTGATCAGAACCTGTATGAAGTAGGATCGTTATTTGATGATGTGCAGTTGGTGGTAGGAGCACAGGAGGCAAACTTTGGTCAGATCAGCAAAGGAACAGCAACCGAAACCTCAATTGCAGAATCCAGCAGAATGAGTGCATTAGGAGCACAAGTTGATGAATTGGATTCATTCATGAGTGACATATGCCGTGCAGCAGGTCAGGTGCGTCTAGACAAGATGTCATTAGAACAGGTGCAGCGTCTTGCAGGACCAGGATCCGCATGGCCTGAATCATTAAGAAGACGTGAAGAGATCTTTGCAGAGGTGTATCTACAGATCGAAGCAGGATCGACAGGTAAGCCGAACCGCGCCCAGGAGCTGCAGAACATCGAACGAATTATCCCATTTCTGATTCAGATCCCAGGGATTGACCCAAAGTTTCTGGCAAAGGAGCTTCTGTCTCGTCTGGATGACAAGATGGATCTTGCAGAAGCAATGGTTGAGTCCCTTCCAAGTATCATTGCAATGAACCAGTTACAGGGAGCATCACCCGTATCACAGGGAGGCGGAGCAAACAATCCGCAGCTCCAGGGACCGCGAGGAGGCAATAATGCAGCCTTGCCATCTCCAGCCGGAGGATCATTACCTCCAATGGGGGCAAACCGACCCGTAAATTAAAGGGTATGGTATAATAACTTTAGAAGCTAAAGACGGGGTTCCATTGGAATTCGGTCTATGGTTTCAGAAGGACGCTAATGGGAGAGGTCGAAAAACCTCTGGAGCAGGACCCGTCCACCAGCTCTGAAGAGACAGACGCACCCGCGCAATCGTCTAGCGCAGATGGCGAATCGGACGAATCGCTCCTGGATGTTGTAACAAGCGCATTACACGATCAGGGAAGTTATTCAGAAGAAGAGAAGTTAGTTTCGGAATCGCCAACCGGGCAAGAGGACGTAAAGCAGGAAGAAGGAAACGCGGATTATGATGCTTCAGCAACTGATAAATCAGTAGATGAGGAAGCATACTCAGACGTTCCATTCCATGAGCATCCTCGTTTCAAGAAGCTCATTGCAGAACGAAACGAGCTGCGGAAAGCAGGAGATCAGCATAATGCGCTGACTGGCTGGCTGCGAGACAACAATTTATCGGCAGACGAAGCCGTTGAAGCGTTCCGCGTAGCAGCAACGATGAAGAATGATCCAGGAGCAGCATATAGCATGCTCAAAGGTCATTTAGACACGTTATCAGTGAGCACAGGTCACACCTTACCAGAGGACATCCAGACGAAAGTCGATGATGGATATCTGGATGAGGATTCTGCAACGGAATTAAGCCGAGCCAGGGCAGAAGCAGCCCATGAGAAGCAGATGCGTGAGCAGATGCAGAATCAGACGCAGCTTCAACACGCTCAGGCACAGCATGGACATCTGGCCCAGACGGTTGATGACTGGGAATCCAGAACCCGCCAATCCGATCCTGATTACTCCTTAAAACAACCAGAAATTGACGATCGCGTAAGGGTATTAATCTCTGAACGTGGACGTCCGGCAAGTTCTGAACAAGCACTTCAGATGGCACAAGAAGCCTATGAGGTGGTGAATCAGAGATATCGGGCAAGACAACCGGAGATACAACCCATACGGACCGCTACAGGTGGAAAATTAGGTGGTACACCTTCGCCAGAACCAAAGAACGTAATGGATGCGGTTAATTTGGGCTTGGCTAAGTTGTAGCACCCTTAATAAAAGGGTCTAAAATGGCGTTTTCTAGTGCAGAAACAACCAATATTGCAAACAGTGTATTGGAATATTACATTGACCGAGGGACAGTTTGGTCCCAGTCATTGCAGGATAAGCCCTTGCTCCAAGCATTGGACAAGGCATCAAAAACCTTCCCTGGTGGTAAGGAGAACATCTCCGTTGCCGTCAAAGGGGAATATGAGAGTGCCTTAACAGGATACACTCATGATACAACAGTAACCTATGCCAACCCAGCTAAGATCAAGAGGGTGAATTACCCTTGGGAAGAGCATCACGTTGGTTTGGAAATATCCCTGACAGAATTGAAGAAGGATGGCATCAGTGTCGTAGACACGAATGGAGCCTCCACTTCGAATCACTCTGAAAGAGAAAAGACTGCTCTTGTCAACCTTTTGGAGGACAAAATCGAGGATATGCTTGAGGGTTATTCACGTTCATTGAACGAGCTTCTTTATGGTGATGGAACCACTGCAAACTCAGTTCAAGGGATCCGTTCATTTATTGTAGATGATCCAACAGCATCGGGTGCTACAGTAGGTGGGCTTGCAACTGACACCAACACATGGTGGCGGAACCGTTATTCCATTGATATTTCGACAGCTGGCACAACCCCAATTGCACATAAGATCCATCAGGAGCTTAGGCAGTTGAGGCGTTATGGTGGAAAGCCGAATCTGGCAGTATGTGGATCCTCATTCCTGGATCAACTGGTGACAGAACTTCGATCAACTGGGTATTTCACTCAGAATGGTTGGAACACTTCTGGCGCAACGGACATTGCAGTTGCAGACGTTCATTATGGCAACCTGAAGTTTGTCTATGATCCTGAATTGGATGATATGACAATCTCCGGAGTTGAACCAGCAAAACGATGCTACATCCTCGACACATCCAAATTGAAGTTATACTACATGGAGGGTGAGAAGATGAAACGGCATAATCCTGCGCGACCCCATGACAAGTACATGATCTATAAAGCGATCACCACTACTTGTGCAATGGTTGGGACGCAGCTCAATTGTCATGGCGTTTACGAAATCGCCTGACGTTCAATAAGCAGGGGTTCCGGCCCCTGCTGCTTCCTAATTTCAGCTATGAAACAAAAGACTTATTCGATAAGTATCGCCCTCAACGGGAACATTCATCATGTTGTTCAGAGAAAGGGCTGCACTGTAGCCGAAATTGATTTTCTGATGAGGACACATGGAGATACTGCAGTTTTTAATATCCTGGAAGGTGGTTCTATGGATACAGATTCAATGAATGAACGCGATCGTTTAGGCCGGATGTATAAGGATATAAATGTCACGAATATTTATGGTGCGATGGGAGATCTCCCTGGTGACATAACAAAACTAAGGATCAATGATGGGTTATTCAAAAACCCTCCAAAGAAAGCAGGAAGACCTCCGAAGAAGAAGGCAGCTCCAGCAGAGAGAAATATTGCAGACAGTGAACCCAAAGAAGCAAAATAGATGGCACGCGGAACAACACTGGGGGCATTGATTACGGAACTTCGTTCCGAGGTTGGGCATTCGCTCCAGGCCAGCCTGGGCAAGTCTACGAGGGACATGCTCATCAATGTTCTCCAGCGCACCCAACGCTGGTTATGGAATGATTATGATTGGCCTTTCTTGAAGGTCCGCAGAGACATCCTGGTTGCAGATTCTCAACGCTATTATGACATGCCAAGTGACATGGTGTTTGAACGGATATCTCATGCCGAGTTCAAGTGGGGAGACAGGTGGGATCGGATCACATATGGAATTGGAGCATCCGAGTACAACCAATATGATTCTGATCAATCAATCAAATCGTGGCCTATCTACCGTTATGACAACTATGAGAATAATCAGTTTGAAGTCTGGCCTATCCCCTCAGATGACGGTAACAGTACCACCAAATCCGGAACAGTCCGGTTCTATGGGACAAAGAATCTCAGTGATTTTGTAGCAGAGACTGACACTGCAGATTTGGATGATCACCTGATCACTTTATTTGCATCAGCAGAGATCCTGGCACGTCAGAAACAGGCAGATGCAAAGAATAAGATGGCAGTAGCAGAGAATCATTACCGTAGACTGAAGGCACGTCTTTCGAAGTCGGATCCATTTGTTATCAGTGAATCAGAGTCTCCTGATATTTACATACCCAAGGGTCCTCCAGTAGTTGCAATTCAGTCTAGCTGAAGATGCCTTACATATTAGTAGAAGATTTCAGAGGCGGACTGGACAGCAGACGTACCAACGTCACTTCTGTTCCAGGAACACTGGTTACATTAACAAATGGTCATATAAACCGTGGTGGTGAGATTGAGAAACGAAAGGCATTTGTGAAGGTGGCAGATTTACCAAGCAACACCTATGGGCTTGCAGCAGCGGGTGGTCAGATTTACACGTTTGGATCTGATGCATCTTCTTCTGTGACATTTGCTACAGGAACCCCATCAAATGTGAATTATGTGCGGATTGATCATCCTTCAACTGGAGACATAACCGAGGTCCTGGGAGTGGATTTCTTCAATGGTTATCCGTATGTATCCGCACAATATAATGATGGGATTATTTATCACTATTGGGAAGGACAGTCAGGGTCAACAGGAACCCCTGCAAACAGGATCCTGGATTGGTATGACGGACGTGCGCGAAGCAGTGTCACCATCACAGGAGGAACTGCAACCTCTGCATCTGGTACCGCAGCAACAGCATCGTTTCAGGTCACAGGAGGAACGAATAACACAGCAGACAAGATCCGGACGGTGACAATAGATAGTGTGCGTCTTTGGGGGGATGATACCGAGATTCAGCATACTGGTGACAATGATCAGACGGCAACAAATATTGCTGCTGCAATCACTGCATACACGTCCACTCCGAATTACACTGCAGAAGCATCCACGAACACAGTCACAATCACTGCAGCCGATAGAGGCACAGGACCTAACGGGTTCCAGTTGGTAGTAGCAAACGAAGGGAATGTAACAATAGGCTCCATCAGTCACATGTCTGGAGGGGTAGACAATGCAGTCACAGCATTAACCGTTGATGGGAAGGCCATCATCGGAAGCACAGTCACCTGGGAGACAAGTCATTCTTATACGGCACAGAAGCTGGCAGCAGAGATAAACAGTCATGATAGTGCTCCGGATTATGAAGCAACTGCAGTAGGCGCAAAAGTTAATATTATTTCAGAAGCATCAGGAACTGCATACAACGGTAAAACAGTAGCATTAACCAAGACAGGGGATGTCACGTTCACAGGTGCAGCGAACACTGCCGGAGGTGCAGATGCAGCAACGATCGGAGGCTACACACCAGGAGCATTTGTCCGATCCGTCAAAAGTAAGATGCATTCGTTATCAGATTCTTTGTGGCATATGTCAGACACTGATGATCCGACCGAGTGGAATGTAACAGATGGGGGTTCTGCAATGTTTGATCTGAGTAACCAGACCACAGGTGCAGAGGAATTGATGGCATTGAGTCCTTATATGGGGAATCTTGCAATCTTTGCAAAGCAAACAATCCAAATCTGGTTTGTGGATCCTGATCCGGATAAGAACAGTTTAATCCAGGTTTTGAATAACACAGGAACCATTGCCAGAGAATCGGTT